AACACCGTTTTTGCGGATGTGAAAAAAGAACCTCGCCATGACATGTCTCCGGTATTTCCGGATTCATTAATACACTTGGAGCGAACTCGTTCCTCGTCGATGCAACCTGCTCTCTGCTAACCGCCGAACGTCTTCTCAAATGCGTAAACCGCAGCACGCGCCTGCGCCTTCAGATCATCGACTTCTGGCTTGCGGTAAAGCAAACCGGCCTTTTTGAGGTATTCTGCCAGCAGACTGCATTTGACGCGCACTGCAGCGATTGCCTCGTGCTCTGGATCGACTGATCGGTTCCAGTCGAGCCAGTTCGCGATGGCGGCTTCCACATTCCGCCCAAACATTTCAACCGCGTTCGATGCCAAGCCGTGGACGATAGCAATATCGTGCCGGATCAATTCAGCCGTCTGGGATGTGCCTTGGTGCGAACTGAACATAGTGGATATCCTATGCCGTCATGCGATTTCGACAGACTACGCGCGCGCATGCATCCGGACAAGGTGTCGTTCTCCCTTCTACCGGTAGATCACGGCAACGTTGATCTCAGTGTACCCATATTCCGTCTTCGCAATGATGAGTACGGACACGCGATCGCCGCTGCGATCTGCGCTGCCATTCAGACTGTGAACCAGCAATTCAACGTTCGGCACATGATGCCGGACAACATCACAGAGCGGTGGACCGGCCCAGGCTGCGTTTAGTCACTG